GGCGGCGCCGTTGCCAAAGAAATTGGTGAAACCAGGCTTGCTTTGGTCATCAACGGGGTGGACGACGGTCGCTTCCGTAATCGCGACGGACCCGTCCACACGGTTAAACTGCGCCCGTTCCGTAAAGCCGACCGCATAACGCGCGATCTGAATATACCCACCGGAAACCGTGCATTGCCTGTCATTGAACAGGTAAGCATGGCGACCGCCGCCGACGCTCAAACCATGGGCGCTGTTGCCCTGGCCTGATTCGAAGTAGACGGACGCGACCTGGTTCGGATCAATCCAGTTGATCTCAATCGGCGCGTCGATAGGCGGCGGCGCTGCAAAAACCACCGTCGGCGCGCCCGATCCAACACCTTCGACCGAATAATCGACGCCCAGTGTTTTCAGTTGAAAATCAACGGAAACAGCCAAGCCTTCAGCCGTATTCAGGCGCTTTGAATTTATTTGGCTGGCGCTAACCGGCAATGAGATGTCAAAGCGCGTCTCCACCCCGTCGCCACGCATGGCCCAGCTTTCATCCCCCCGTGTGCGCCCATAGAGGATTTCGCCGTACACATGGCCTCCGTACCATCCGCAGCCTTCGGCGCGGCCATCACGGAAATCACCGCCCGCACGCCACCCATATAACGGGTAAGCATTGTTGGGGTTCCGCTTCTGGTCCTGCTGGCTGACGAATAGCTGATAGGCGTTGTTTAAGATCGCACCCCAACCGGACCCAACCCACTGCACTTCAACCCGCGCGCCAACATCCGGCGCAGGCAAGGCTGTCTGCACCGTGCCGGATCGCGCGCCGACGCCCAGCACTGTCCTGTCTGCGTTCGGCTCCTGCCATAAAATGGAGATCTCATCGCCCACTTGTGGAGCGGCGGCGGCCATAAATGTGAGCGTCGGCGTATTCGTATCCAAGCCATCCACGACATAATCCGAAGGGCTGGCTTTGTAGCTTTCCAGAATAGCTTCAATATCTGCGTCTTCGCCATCTTGCGTCGGCGCCCCGGATTGGTCGATCGTAACCGTCGGCTCAGAACGATAACCCCAGCCATAGCGTTCCCGCTCGGCCGCGATGATGCCGTCCTCAATGATCTCCGTCACCTTGAGGTAGGCCACTTCCACTACGCCGTCGCCGCCACTGTAGTTCGCCCAGATCATCGGCCGCGCCCAAGCGCCGCCGACAGGTGGGGTCGCATAATCAATTTCGCAGGAAATCACTGTCCAGCCGTCAGCCTCCTCAATGACTGTCGCGCTGCCATCGCCGTAATTATTGGCCGGCGAGATATCGGCGTAGGCGTCATCCATCTGTCTGACGCCCATATATACCCGCTGGTATGTCGATGGCGTGGCATTCGCGTCATCCGTTGTCTGGCGGATCAGCGCATCCACCCGGTATTTCCGCCCCTCCCCAATCGGAATGACGTCGCTCCACATCAAACGGTGGTCATTGACGATGCGCGCCACCTTGCCTTGGCCGGAGGCGGACGTGATATCGAAGTCATCTGTCAAATCGCTAAGATCAGGGACAGCGCCTGTGCCCGGCGCACCGCCTGTCGTGGTAGTCCACCCGCTCCAATCGTTCTCAAAGTCAGTATTGCCGTTGGTGCGGACCACCTCGTAGGCGCCGATCTTCAGTTTATATGCAGCTTCATACCCGCCGCCGCCGGTGAAATTGATCGCAACACCGTCCTGGTATCGCCGCCCCGGGTTATTGATGCGCGGAGGGCCCAAAGTCTCCCCCCAATGCAACATCTGCTGAACGCCATTTTTATAGACATGTAGGTGCTTAATGCTGCCAAGCGTGCGCCCCGCCGGCAGGCTGAGCGTGAAGACCCGCTTTTCGCTGGCAGCCGTCTCCCTCAACACTTCCCGCCAGAGCGCGATGCGCCCATTGCTGACCAATAGGGCGTCGGGATTGTCCGCTGGCAGCGCCCAAGGCCAGGATTGGTTGGCCCCATCGCCCGTCGCCGCGGTCATCAAGACTTCATGGGAGGCGCCATCTGTCCAGCGGCCAGTAGAGAAGCCTTGGACGAAGCAGTCCGCGATTGTCCACCGGGAGCCGCGGCGTTCGTGAATGCCCGCATTATCCACTTGCGAGGCCCAAAGGATCGATACTTGGTCGCCGTCGGCAGGCGCATACCCGCCAAGGAAATTGACGGTGAGGGCCCCAACGCCGTCGGCGCCGCTATCGTCATCTACGGTGATTGAACGCCAAAGGATACGCACCTTCGCGCCCTCGCCAGGCGGCGTGATCAGCGTGGCTGTTCCCGTGGATAGGCCAACGCCGACAACTGCGCTGATCGGCGCCGAACTGCCGTCAACTTCAACGACCATATGGTTAGACGCCGCCAAAACCTGCCGCCCAGGCAAGGCCCATGCGAATTCAGCATCACTGTTATTCCCGTATTGTTCTCCAATATAGGGTGTCAAATCAACGCCGTCGCCCTGGCCTGCGAGCTGCTCCCGCACGTAGACGACAACTTCTTTGGCCACGGGCATGCTGAGACCTGCGGGCATCGTCGCCGAAAATGCGGTTTGCACGGCGTCGCCTTCATGGATTTTCAGTAACCGCCCGGCATCGCTGCCCACAAGCCACAAGCTGGAAATAATCACATCCGTCGTGTGATCCGAAGGGTCCGCCGGCACAATGCCGGAACAGCCGAGAAATATAACGCGGCTGTCTAACCGACTGGCGCCGAATACATGCTGGCTATCACGCACGCGGATCGGCTCCCGGCTGATATAATCGCCTGGCGGGAAGTACACGATGGCGTTTTCCTTGAGCGCCAGGCGGATCGCGCTCGTATCATCCCCAACGCCGTCGCCGACAGCGCCGTAATCCACCATTACATCCGCTACGCGAAGGCCGCCCAATGCGGCGCGCGCAGCGGCGGCGGACCCAGCGCTGATCACGCTCGCAACCGCAGACGATACTCCGATAGAAGGCACAGCGCTCACCGCAGCCTTGGGCCGCCCCTCACTATCGAACGCCATATAGGCGTTGGCGCGTGCAGAGGCCGATGGCAGGGTCATATCCTGGCCTGCTTCAGCTTCGGGCAATGCGAACACCCGGGATTGCTGATGATTCGATTCTTGGACCATCATCACAATGCGGTCCAACTCGCTGTTCAACACATCCGCCCGCAGATCGCCGCCTTCCTGGAAATCACTGGACCGCTCAACCCGGACCACACGGCGGAGAACGATGGACGCGCCGACAAGCGGGGCCGCGACCAATGTCGCCGTTCCTCCGGTCGATGCGCCAACGCCGGAAATCTGCAAGACAGCGGTCGGCGCGCCGTCAACCAGCGCTTCCAAATCCCCCTGCCGCATTATCGGAAACGGGAAGGGAAATACCGTTTGTGCACCGTCACCGACGAGATCAATTCTCGGGCTGACATCGCTGATTTTGATATGATTTGTCATGGTTTTCTCACTTTTCCTTGAAGAAGCCAGCCGCCTTTACAGCGGTGCTCTGAAAAGAGTCCGCTCGCTGCAAGAGGTCGCTGGTCTTGGCGCGATCCTGCTCGATTGAGATGATTTGGCGATCACGTGACGCGCCATCGAATTCAAAATTCGCCCGGTCGGCATCTGAGCGTTTCAGGCCAGCTTGCACCGCTGCAGCGGACCCGCCCGCAGACCCAACGCCTGAAGCGCCAAGCCGGGATCGCAGTTGGCCAATCCGTTTGCGCTGCTCGGCCTGTCGCAGCCGGTCCCGCTCTACACGATCTGCTTCTATCTGCGCCGAACGAACGCGCGCCGTACGTTTGCGCGCTTTTGCATTGTTCGATATCCCCATCTGGCTTTGCAACAAGCCGCCAACCATTGATAAAATGCTTATTTCTGCACCCATCATTCACTCACTTTCAATTCAAGGGCGACGGAGAGAAGGGTGAAAGGCAGCGGCAAATCATCGGCAATACGCCAAGGGGCGTCATCGCCGTTTCGCCGCCATCCAACCGCCCTAATCTCATGCTCGCCGGTGTAGGCCATTGCCCCCTGATCCAGGACGCGTTGGCCGAGATGTCGAAATGTCTGGCGCTGCATGCCGCGGCCCACATCCAGCGCTAAGCCAGCTGTATCCCGCACCCGAAACCGCGCGCGTACGATGCGATAGGCCGTCGGCGCCGCCGCCCCACCCGACATGGGAAACGCCGGCGGCAGGCCTTCAATCTCATGGACATAGGGCAGGCCGACCGTGACCGCCTGGGCCTGACGGCCAAGCATAACGCGACCGCCAATAACTGGCTTCAAGCCAAGGGCGGCCCCATCAGCCGTAACCGTGACGGCCTTGCCTTCCAGCAGCGCCAAACCGGTTACCGAGTCCACGCCGTCCGGCGCATCTACGCTGAAGGCGCAGTCCTGCTGCACAGTAGGGTCCAGCCGCTCTATGGTGACCGCCGATTGGCGTTGCACCAGCGCATAGAGATCCCCACCGACGACGGCTACGGCAAGAAAGGCCCCCTCTGTCTCGATGGTGGTCCAGGCCGTCACCTTTTCCGCACGATAGATGGTGACGGCGGCGATCCGGCCATCCGTCAGCACCATGTAGAAAATTCGCTCGCTATCCTGGTAATCCTGATCAAGCGGCAGTTTCAGCATGTGCTTGACCAAAAGCCCTAGGTCACCAGCCTGATAGGCTTGTTCTACGTCTGCAAACAGGAATTCGCGTAGCTCCCGACCATTGCGGGAGACGAACAGTGTTGCGCCATCCACATCGCGCGGCGGGATTTTTCGCCAATTAGGGGAGCCAACCCGCGTTTGTCGGCTTAGCTGCACCGAGGTCGGCGTCACCGGGTCACCGGTCAACATCCATTCGCCGCCGGACGTAAATACTTGCAAATGCCGCCCGGAAAAAACGGCGCGGATGGCGTTCACCTGGTCCGAAAGAATAGGAAATTCAATGGCTTCATCATCCAACCCCTCGCCCAAATCAAAGTTGAAGAGATCACCCGACTTCGATAACCAAAGCCGGTTCGGTTGATCCTTCGATCCCCCGATCACCAAGCGATCCTGGTGAAATGTCACCGTATGCGGCCACCCACGCACGGCGGAAAGGGCGGGTTCCTCCCAATCCTTTTCCGGCTGGTCGACGGCCTCTTCAGCCAAGGGCTCAATCAATGTCGCCGCCGCGATTGTGGGCGAGGTTACCGCCGTAATCGCCATCTGTTTCTTAGCGATGCGAAACCTTGCGCCCACATGCCCGGCGGAAAAAACATCGGCAGAGGCGGTGAGTGTGATGTCGTTCTCGAAGCCGGAAGGCGTCAACGTCACGCCAGCCTTCTCAAACTTGTAGAACGGGATGCGGGACAGGCCTGGATCGCCCTCGGTCACGAATTCCCAATCCTCAATCGCCCAATCATCGCCGCCGCGCCGGATGATCTTTTTGGGCGGCACGTCTGGGTGGACGACCAACAGCGTATCCGCGGTTTGCGTCCAGGCGCATTCCAGCAATTGCTCGGATGTCCACGGCGTCGCGAGGGCGGCGACAAAGCCGCCTGATTGGTAGATATCCAGCCATCCGTCAGTCAGCGCGAACAGATAGGTTTGTTCGGTGTTGAATTCGAACGGCAGCAAGCGCCCTGGCCCACGCGCTGTCGCAAGATAGCTGAAACCCGGGCGGCGGGTGACGCCGCCTGTCGGGTGAACCAGCACGTTTTTCAAGCGTGCGGCGCCGTTTTCGTAAGCGGAAAGGTCGGCGCGGCCCATTAGCAGGGGTGTTATCTCGCCGCCGGTGAAATTGGTTTTGACTATGCGGGCGCGGCTCATGATCGACGCGCCTCCACCAAGGGAAAGCCTTCGATGGCCAGGGGCGTATCCTGCTGGGCGTCAATCAATCTGGCCCGGCGATATTCCGTCTCGGCTTGGCGGGCCAGCAGCTCCGCCCTCGTCGTGCTTTCAGTTACGGGAATGCAGAATTCCGCCGCCAACTTGGCGATCAGAATACTATCGAAAAAGGCTGGCCAATCGGCCTCTGCCGGGCGAAAAATATACGTGAGCACAACGGCTTGATGGCGCGCGTGTAAACGGCGTTCAGCGATGCGATATGCTGCGCCCCGCCCGCTGCCGCCAGTCCCTAAGGATATCGCCCGCAGGAAATTCGCCGGCAGTTGGAATGCGTAAGGATAATCCGCGACGGGGCTGGCTTGCAGTTGGGCGAGCTGCGTTTGCGCCAGCGCAAAACTCCACGCATTGGCGGAAAGCAGGCCGTCGCGGATTGACGGGTAAAGATTGGCCGCGATCTCCGCCTCGGCGGTGCCTTCGTCGAAGCTGGCGATCGGACGAGCGCCGAGCTTTATCAGCGCCCGCGATACATGGGCGATCTCGCTCAACATGATGCGTCTCCCTGATGATCGGTTGAAAAGGGGCCGCCGCCTCCAAGCCCGTAAGGCTCGGAAGCGGCGGCAAGGCGACCTGTTAAGCCAGGGCAGCGATAGTCACGTCATCGGCAGCGACGGCGGCAACGCGGCGCATGCCGGTCGTATCTGCGCTATCGTTGATGATGATCGAGTCGCCGACAGCGAGCAGCTTCGACGCGTTGTCGAAGTAATCAGCAGCAGTAATCGCCGACAACGCATCGCCGCTGGAGCGGTAATGCCAAAGCGTGAAGCCGTTGCCATAGCCGATCACGCACAGATCTTGGGTATTAAACGCCATAAGTTTCTCCTTTGTTCTCTTAATTAAGTGAGTTCAATCAGGACTCGAGGCAGCGCATGGTGACGACGCCCGTGGGGTCCACCAGGCACGCGCCTTGGCTCATCATGTTGGCGACGAACCAGGACGCGCGGTCGCCATGCCACGTGATATCGGTTTTCACCTCAGCGCCGGACGCATGGCCAACCGCTGTCTTGTGGTAGAAGTGGCAGAAGCGCACGTCATCAGCGCCTTTGGTCAACCCGGAATGGGGCATCCACAGGCCGCCAAGCCAGCGTTTGCCTTGGGTGCCGTGCCAAGGCAAATCGGTCTGGCCGACATAGTCCGCATTCGCGAATTCTTCGATGCTGAGCAATTCAGACCACTGCTTCCAACCGACGATGGCAAAACGCTCGCCGTCATCCTGGACATCATTTTCACCAAGGGTTTCGAACGCTTCCAATGCCTTGGCCTTGGTAAGGCCATCGGTATCGGCGCCAGCAAACACGGCTGAGCCGTCGAGCGCCTGGATGATGAGATCATCTGTTTTGCGGCCAAGCGCGTGGGCGCCGGAATCGGCGGCGACTTTGCGCTCGTCATGGGCCATCTTGAACTGGTCAAGTTGGTCCACCCAATCGCCAGCGTAATAATCTTCCAACGTGCATTCGATGGGCGTGTGGTCCAGGTTCATCACTGGGATCATGCCATGGCGGGATTTGGTGGAGGCGCCGCCTTTGCCGATCCGCTGAAAGACGACGCTTGAGCCTTTGACGTCGCCGCGGCTACGAACGGTCGTCCGCAATTTCGCGCCTTTCGTCTGGTAGGCAAGCTTTACGTCTTCAGAGAATTGCTTGACGAACGAGAGATCTAGATTCGGTTCCATTTCAACTCCTTAAGGGGTTATTTTTTTACTGAGGAGAGCCAGTCCAGCAGTTATCGAACGGGGCAAAAGCCCGCATCCGGCCGCTGAAACCGGGCCGGCCCGCAGGGGCCGTCGCATCAACCAAAAACTGGCGAGCGCCGGTTACCCCCACGGGCCGCGGCGCGCTACGGCGCATAGCGGAGCCCTGGGCATACCGCCCAGTATCTTCGCCAGTTCCGCGCCGGCGCGTGTTGGGTATCCGCCTATTCGTCGTAGAGACGACGGAAGCCGGATGAGACTTGTTCAACCACTTGCGGGTCATTATCCCGCCAGTAGCGCGGGTCGCGCATGAGCGTGCGCAGGCCATCGAGCGTGATTTGCTCGCCCTGGGCCTCACCTTGGAAGATGGACGGCGCATCGGCCTCCATCATCTTGTGCAAAGCGAGACAGCCTTCGTGGGTGCAAGACAGCGCGTTCATGGTTTCCGGGTGCAGGCGCTTCTTGCCCCAGGCGCGCATTTGCCGGGCGGCTTCCTGCCAGCGATCCTTACCGCCGAAATGATCAACAAGGCGGCCTTCCTGACGCTCAGTCTCAAATTCAGCCGCCGCCATTTCCACCATGGGGGAGAGGTGCTCGCCTGCCAGCTCGTATACCATTTGCGCTTGGTCTTGGGTCATGCCCGCAGTGTGCAATCGCTCTGTCACTTCTGGGTCCGGGTCAAAACCAATGCGGTCGATGTCAAATGTATAGCCGTCCGGGCCTTCGGGCACGCCGATTGCGGCACGGAACCGGGCTTTCGCCACATCATCGTCATCCACATCCGGCACGGGCATCCGCGCGCTCATTTGGCGTTCAAGAAAGAGGTAGGATTTCACCAACATGTCCAAGCGGATTTCGCCAGTTTCCGGGTTTACGAATTTCGCCGGTACTTCTACTGAGCCGTCTTCGGCGGTTTCATCCGTCTCAATGGCAAGCTGTTCGGCCCTGGCGGCCTGAGCCGCCGCAAGTTCCGCCACGTCTTCTGGAGCATCGCGGCGGGGTTTTTCATGATCGTACATGGTTTAGTTTTCCTTTTGTTCCTGTAGTCGCGGGATGATGGGTTTGGTCGCATCCGCTTGGTCTTCCAGCCAAGCGACAAGGGCGCGCTGGGCTTCTAGCCAGCGCATTTCAGCGTCGCTGGCGTTGGGGCCAAGCCGCCGGTCGATGGTGAGCTGGCGCAGCCTGGCCAGAAGTAAGCGTCCGTCGTGACTGGCGAACACACGTTCCGCCGCCCGGCGCGTTTCTTCTTCCGGCTGCTGGTCTTCCGGCGGCGGCGTTGGCTGTTCGAACCAGCGCCAGCCATATTCAGGCGTCTGTTGCGGCATCATCGATCTCCATTGCGGGGACGGGCAAAGCTATGGGCGGTTGCGCCTGGGGTTGCGCCTGGGGTTGGGGTTGAAGTGCGGCGGCGGCATCCGGCCCCGCCTGCCCCATACCGGCCAACATTGCGGCCAACGGAGATTCTTCCCTGCCACCGCCGAGCAATCCGGCCAAGGGTGAAGCGGGGTTAGCGCCATGGCCACCGCCGGGTTCGGCACCAGCCTCATCCGCAATGTCATTCAGCAATTCCGACGGCGCGCCCAGTTCCCGCGCCAAATAGCGGACGGCTGCCGGAATATTGATTGTTGCTTGCGCCGCAGGGCCAAGGCCGAGCGAGGTTTGCAACCATTCCAACGTCGCCAGCGCATCGGTGCGCCGCTGGTTATCCCCAAGCGGTGAGCGATATTGCAGGCGCACAGAACGGCCATCGATGCGGATATCGGGGATCTCCCCGCGCCGCCGCAAGATGGCGACGCCACGGTCAATCAACGGCGTCAACAATTCTGCCTGCAAGCGCGCGTAAACGGCGCCCAATAAGCGCGCCATTTCCGACGACCGCTCGATGACTTCTGTCGCTGTCATGCGCGGGCCGTCGATAGCGCCGAGTTTATCTGACAGCAAAGCGTGGCGAATACGAGCCCGCAAATCATCCAGCACCAATTGCGAAACATCGAACCGGCCAGGGGCGTCCAGCGGCGTTAACCCGGCGGAACCCACGGCTTTGGGAATAATCACGCCAGGTTTCAGGCGGATATTGGCGGGGTTCAGCACCCCGTCATCATCCGCCTGCCACATGCCTGTCGCCGCGATAGAGGCGTTCTTCAACACCAATTCCACCACTTTATTGGCCGTTTTAATATCCGGCAGCGCCTTCATCACCGGGGAGCGGCCATAGACCTCCCCCGGCGCTTTCATCCAACGGAAGGCCAGGAAGGGCGAAGCTTCGAGCATCTGGTCAGCCAACAAGGCGTTGGCATCGGCTCCTTCGGCCAACACGGCGCGATAACGGAACCCGTTTTTCTCCGGCTCCACGGCTTCGATGATCCAATGGCCCTCCGCGCCGCCGCTGGACGTTCCCGCCTCATCGGGCAGGGATTGGGCGCCGGGCGAGCCTGGAAAACGCGCGCGGATATCGTCAATTTTGAGGCGGGCTTTCCGCATCACCCGCTCGATCCGACCCGATGGGCCTTCGCCCAACGTGCATTCGCCAAGCGACATCGCCCGGAAGCGGAAAGCGCTGGCGGCGCCGATGGCCTCCTCATCGAACATAATGCAAGCAGAGCCGCCGATCACGAGATCCAAAAAGCCCTGGTGCACTTCCACCATAAAGTTTGAGCGGTCGAAATGCGCTTGCAGGGCCGAAGAGGCTGCTTTCAACATGGCGTCGACTTGGCGACGTTCGGCTTCTGGAACCTGCTCGCCTGCAGTCAGCGAGAACCACTTGCCGCCGGGCGGCGTCAGCCCCGCCAGCAGGCTGGCGGCAAGTTGATCGACTGCATCCGCCGCCGTTCCGTCAAACAGCATGTCGTTGGCCGCAGCGCCGCCGCCGGATTGAACGCCAGAACGACTACCCGATTGCGCGGGCAATGTGTAAGCGTAGCAATCGTCCCAAAGCCGGGTCCATTGGCTGCGCTTTTCTTCGGCGATGCGATAGCGGCGACGGAGCGACTCGGCGGTTACTGCCGCTGCCGGGTCTGTCGTGAAGGTTGGATCTCTGGCAAGTTTTGGATCTGTCGTAGGCGTTGGTTTCAAGGCAAGTGTTGGTTTCAGCGCCATTTTACTCTCCCAACAATGTGCGGCGCTGCGGGGCGTTCACACCGGGCTGCAATACGCCGCGTGCGCTGGTTTGAATAAAGCCGAGGCGACCGCGACGGCGGCGCTCCAGCGATTCTTTGCGGGCCTTAGCTTCCTCCGCATCCGGGTCCGCCTCCGGCGGGGCCGCCGGTGGCGAATCATCTGGCATTGAGCCGAAAAGCGCTCCCATCTCGGGTCTCCTTTACTAAGAATTGGCGGCACAGCCGCACAGAGTTGGCGCGACGCCGGCACAAGGAAGAACCAGCGCAGCCGCAAACAGGCCCAACCCTAAGGGGCGCACACATGATTCACTTAAGTTGAAAGAAATTGACCATTCGGCGTTATCTCCGTCGCTCTGCTTGCAAGCGACGGACGCACCTCCGGCGTCACAGGATTGTATTTAGGGGTGGGGGGTAATTTTGTCAAGAACATTATTAGAACATTTTATAAAAACACCCCACCGCCACAGCCCAGCAGGCGAAAAAGCGGCCCAGGGGCTAAGGCCGAGCAACCGTTTTGCCAAACGCACGCAATCGGCGCCCTGCCAACGCCGCCGGCCCGGCTGAACGGTGACCGGAAGAATGGTTGCCCCTTGCCGCTGCAATTGGGCAAGCAACGGTGCTATAGGCCCTTCAATCACCCGTAATTCCACGCGATTTAGCAATGGATCAAAGGAAACAGCATGGGTTTCGGACGCAAGAATAACAAAGCAATGGCGGAAGCCCGAGCGCAGCAACCATCGCCATGGGCCAGCGCCGTGATCTGTGAAAACAAGATAACCTTGATTGAGTTTATGAATTGAAGTTGTCATTTTGTTCTCCTATTCGATAATGCCTTTACCGCGCAATGGCGTCGTCAAGCGATCCATCGCCTCTTCCCACAGCAATGCGGCTTGCGCTTCTGAGCGGGCCAGACCGTTCGGGCGGCGTTGGGCGACGCCATAGCGAACGGCGACGTCTGCGTGACGGCTATGTAAGACGCCCGCCCCGATCAGTCGCTGGAACGCATTCATGACATCGGCAGATTCGCAAGGCTTCTGGGTGGATTTCAGCGTCGGCGCGCCGCGTGCGCCCGCCAGCATCATGTTCGTATTCGCCGCAGCCCAAAACCACGCGTCCTCGGCATCTGAAAATAGCGCTATGGGTGCGCAGTTGGCGGAACGTTGGGTATATCGACGGGTTGTCAT